ACGGCTAATCGTTCATCATTCAACGCCGTTGTTAAAAACGGTATGCAAAAGAAAAAAGTTGCCCACTACGCTCAGGTTCAACTAGCTATGCTGTACTCTGGATTGAAGAAAGCAGTGTACATCATGGAAAACAAGGATACCTCTGATTTACATAGCGAGATAATAGAGTTTAACGAGCGGGAATCCACGTTTCTAGATGAGTTTGTAATACCATCTATACTAAACGATGACGAACCACCGGCTAGGCTACACGATGACATGGACAAATACCCGTGCTCATTCTGTAAATTCAGGTTCATCTGTCATGAGGAAGAGCCGCCTCGCGTTAATTGTCGCTCATGTGAGCACGGCTCTGCTATGTATGAGAGAGTTGGCAGTGATTATAAAGACAGTCACGTAACTTTCTGTAATAAACACTCGCAACCCAGATCGATATATGAGACATTAGAGGCATGCGATGATTATGAGACGAAAGAATCTTACAACATAGATTGAGGTGATAAAATGAAAAAACAGCAACTCTACGTGAGGCAAGATAATCGCTTCTTTGTTTGCAAGGAGGTGAATGGTGTGGAGCACGTAGTAGGCGTCATTTTCAGGCATCAGTTAAAAGGCGGTAGGTCAGTATCAGAGTTAATAGAAAGCGGCGAATACACGCCGCTGAACAAGACTAGATGGCAGTAATGAACAAACCACAGCACACGCTATACCTGGACTGTGAAACGGCGTTTTCAACAGGCTATAGTTTAACATGCTTGAATTACAGTCAATATGTGAATAGCGATAAGTTCGCTTATATGGGGCTTAGTTACGCGCTCGATGATGGGCCGGTACAGTGGTGTTTCGGTGATGAAATCGAGAAAGGGCTAGACTTTATACGTAGCGTGGCTCATGATTGCATTGGGGTAGCGCATAACATGTACTTTGACGGCGCTATCCTGGCGTGGCAGGAAGGGATACAGTTCCCGCGCTATGAGTGTACTAAAGCCATTTCTAACTACGTGCTACCTGCTATGCCCGGTAGTCTAAACGCCCTAGGGACTATGCTAGGCTACAAAGGACCGGCGAAAGAGGAATTGTCGGTTGGGTTGACGAAAACGTACAATAAAAGACTGGAGGATCTGAATGAGGAAGAGCGGGAATCACTGAAAGTGTATGGTGTTAATGACACAGAGATACTGCGGTTCATACATAAGAAGATGCGCCCTCTGATGCCTGAAAAAGAGGCTTACCTAATGCATCACACGCTAAAAATGGCATTTAATCCTCATTTAGAGTTCGATAAAGAGCAGGCAAACAAAGCCAAAGAGGATGAGTTTAAACGCCGTGATGAGCTTTGTGCTGCTATTGGTGTCACGCCTGAGCAACTGAGGAAAAATGATTTCACAGTTGATTTGCTCACAAAAGCAGGGGCCAAACTAAAACAAAAACCCAACAAAAACGGTGAGTTGAAATACGTTTTGAGCAAAACTGACAATGAGCTGCTGGATCAAGCAAACGGCAATGAGCAGGTAAGAGCGATACTAGACGCTCGTTTTGCGTCACAATCCAGCATAATTGGTTCGAGGTTAAACAAACTAGAAAAGTCAGTAGCTTGTCACAACGGCAAGGTGCCTATATTCTATGTTTACCACGCTGCGCACACGGGCAGGACTGGTGGCTCAAATGGCGTAAACATGTCTAACCTGCCCCGCAAAGGAGGCGTTAGGGAAAGTATAGTTGCACCAGATGGCGAGACATTAGTCATAGCGGATAGCGCTGGCATCGAGGCTAGGCTTGCAGCCTATCTTGTTGATGATAAAGAGTTTACAGAGCTGTATAAGAATGGCGGGGATACGTATTGTGCACTAGCGTCTAAGATTTTCGGGCGCGAGATAACTAAAGCAGACAGCTACGAGCGTATGTTAGGGAAGGCGTCTCAGCTTGGCCTTCAGTACGGTATGAGATCAAAAACGTTCGACAAAACGCTGAAAAGCGGGTCCTTGACTAACGGCGATCGCGTATTTCTGCCCATCGAAAACGTGAGGGGGATGGTTAAAACGTTCGATACGGCTCACCCAAAATACACTGAGTCATGGGCATTTATGGACACAGCGTTACGGTGGCTGGTGACAGGGGAGCGAAATCCAGGATGGCGCAACCTGAAATTCAAGAAGGAGGAGATCATATTACCGTCGGGTAGGAGCCTCTATTATCCGGGTCTAGGGGCCAGGCGAGGTGCAAGGAAAGCTGAATACTACTGGGGTGACCCCATAAAATACGTACACGGTTCTAAGGTGTTTCAGCGTATCATTCAGGCGCTAGCGCGTGACATCGTAATGAATCAAATGATAGAAGTCGAACGCAGGATTAAACGCGGTGACATGGCTGGTAGAGTAGTTATGCACGTCTACGATGAGGTGACAATAAGCGTAGCCGAGCATTTAGCAGAGGAGACATTAGAACAGTTGATGGAAATAATGCGTATAGTGCCTTCTTATGTTGAAGGTTTACCGCTGGATTGTGAAGGAACCATAAGTAAACATTTTCTTAAATTCTAAAGGTATGAAATGAGCAGAGAATCGTAGACAGGCTTTTTGTGTTACGTTATCAATCTAATACATTCGCGTTAAAATGATACATGTTTGCGTTAAAATAATACACGATTGCGTTAAAATGATACATACTACGGTCAGGGACGACTGTGAAATCAGCATAAAAAACAGGTTGGCGGAATGAGCGATTGTACAAAAAAGCAACAGACTTATCAGCAAAACTGATCAATAGAGGGTGAAACACGGTAATTCATAAGAAAATTAAATACATCACTAACTGTATGATAAAGAACGAAATAAAAAAATAATTTAGCTAAAATCGTACAAAAAATAAACAGATGCTATTGACAAGGAAAAAAAAGGTGTTAAGCTACGTAGTAGTAGTGAGAGAAGGGGGGATCTAGGGGGGATGAGAGCTAAGCGCTATGCAGTTAAGGCTGAGCGGCGCAGCCGCGCAAGCCGATAAGTGAGTAGTTACTTGTTACTTGTTACTTGTTACTTGTTACTTGTTACTTGTTACTAGCTTATAGCTTATAGCTTATAGCTTATAGCTTATAGCTTATAGCGAACGAGCAACAGCGAGTGAGCTGTAGGAGATTACCACATGCACTATAAGAGACTGCATCAGTAATACAACTAGATAACACTGCAAAAACACTATAATTGATTATACAGACTAGGCAGAGCATTTAGTGGTATTACTAATTCAGTTTCGCGTGTTTACACACGCTCACCAATATATAAGGGGTTAACATGATAGATAATATATTAGGTTCCGTGCTAGGCGGATCAGCAAGTAAAGTAATTGATAGCATCGGCAGAATCATTGACGATGTTCACACAAGCAAAGAAGAGAAAGCAGCGCTACAATTAGCAGTGGATAAGCTTAGGCAACGTCCTCAAGAATTACAGCATGAGCTCAATAAACTACAGGCGGAACATAGATCAGCGTATGTAGCTGGTTTCCGGCCCACAGTAGGTTATGTAGGCGCTGCCGCATTAGCGTTCGCGTTTATAGTTAACCCTATGGCGGTATGGTTTGGGCTGGAGCCAGTTGAGGTTCCTATAGATGCTGCGTTCGAGTTAGTGATAGCAATTTTAGGCATAAGCGGGTTACGAACTATCGAGAAAGTGAAGGGAGCCGCGAGATGATGAGTAAACGGACATGGATAACGTAACAGAACGAGTAATAAAGAGCATCACATCTAAACTGTTTTATACAGTAGCGTCAGGTGCTATTGGTTTAGTTGTGTATGGTGCTACTGAGAAGCTACACGACCTAGAGGAAGTTGAACGACGATTAAATAACACTGTGACCGCAACGCATTTCAATCAGACGATGGCTGATCTACGCAGCGACGTAAAACAGAACACTAGTCGTATGGACGCGCTAATTGGCCTGGTGCTACAGTCAAGAATGGAACCAACAATACCTGCTGCCTCTAAAGATATTCAGGTCAATATGACAACAGGTGACGAGAATAACTCATGATTGAGATAACTATCGATGACACGGCGCTACGCTCTACGAGGCAACAGGTCGCCATGCTAGATAGTGCTGTAAAGAAGGCAAGACGTAGGGCGCTGAGGGACACACTAAGGCGTTCTTCTGCTATCATCAAGACGTATGTAGATAAAGAATATAAAGCGCCCGCTAAGTATTTCCGTAGACTAGTGAAGACGCGGGTAGGTAGAGACGGAAGCGGTACTATATGGATGAGCGGCAGGGAACTAAACTATGCTATATTCCTACCTAAGTTCAACATGGGTCGCTGGAAGTCCCGTAACGCTAGACGCCTGAAACCAGGGTATAGAGGCCAGCATGGGCTAAAAGTGAAGCTGAGGCCAGGGTATACAGAAAGGATGGAAAGCGCATACGAGATACCAGTAGGACCAGGTAAGAGCGTGGTTTTGGTGGATGGTGTAGCAAGTAACACCATAGGCATAGCGTCTATAGTAGAGGATAACAGACGGGAAATACATGCTGCGTTGTTAGCATACATGAACGCTAGATACGAGTATTGGATTAATCGCTACCTAGAGAACATTCTAGTTGGTGTATGACTCATGCTAGGGATGTATGAGAGAATGGATGCAAATAACAGGGATTCCGAGACCATCTAAGAGGTAGCATAATGAGAAAGCGTACAACTCTGGCGGCAGGTATTCTAGGTGCCCTAGCTGGCACGTCGGCCTATGCGGACGTGTCATTCTATGACGGTTTCGAGTCTGGAGTATCAGATGAGTGGAGGTTACAGAATTGTGAATCACACTCCCTCAGAACAGTAACAGAAGGTGAGTCAGGGGCACCTAAGCCACGATCTGGTGATAGTATGGCCAGGTTTGAATTACGGCCAGGCGACAGAAAACCTCTAGCGTGTACTAGTGTGGGTGAGCAATGGCGGTCTGAGATCGCGACAACCAGAGGTATCATCGAGCCTGGAGTTGGTAGTTATATAGGATGGAGTGTTTATATCCCAGAAGGTTGGGACCCTGCATTCACAGATAAGAAGATGTTTTTGGCACAAATACACGGGGGTGAAAGCTGCACATCTGGCGCAACTCCGCTGTTAGTATTCAATGCTAGCAAGGACGATTGGGGATTCTATAACAATTGGCAAGGCGAAAATGCTGTTGTGAAGAGGGGTCCTATTGCTGATCATGTAGGGAAATGGACTGATTGGGTTGTATACTATAAGGCGTCATCTGGTAGTGATGGACGACTGAAGATATGGAAGGACGGCGAGCTGTTTGCCGAGAAGGATGGGCCTAATGCGTGTGATGTATCACAACCGTATTTCAAGGTTGGGTTATATCAACCACCTAACGGTAATGTTGTGGTGTATGCAGATGAGGTTAGGATAGGTGACAGCATGGAGGATGTAACGCCTCCTCCTATGCCTGTTGATCCTACTCCTACTCCTGAGCCAGACCAGTGTGAGGTAGGTGTTAGCTATTGGCGTGAGGATAGTGATGCCGCGTTTAACGTGAAAGTGGTGGGTTGCCCTGAGGTTAACAAATACAATCTTATGTTGACTCCACAATAAATGATTAGGACCCGCTGTAACAGGCGGGTTCTTTTATACTCGTTCGTTATACTGAGTTTGTGTTTGATTGCGTCACGGTATATATGAGCGAGAGAGACGATTCTAGAGGATTAGACGTGAGGATATATGCTGATATGGGTTATGTTCATAGAGTGCTCAGATTAGGCTATTTGATAGGTTTAATGATTCTTACGCAGGAGGGGACCCTGACATAACTCTTGGGTCCGTTTCTCGTAAAAATTTTGCAGTTGAAAAACTAGTTACAAAACCAGGTAGAATGGGCCTTCCCAAGGGGCTGGTTTTTCTGGCCGTGAATATCGATGAAATATAGTGGTTTCAGCGCACTGTAACACTATTTTTTGTGCTTGGTTCAGGCGCAAAACATAATGCTACAGAGTTACAATCTATAAGCGGGGACGATAAGTCCCTAGCGACTCATAAGGGTTCTGATGGACAAGTATCTATTTAAAGTTTCTGAGCTGGTGGACGCATTCGGTGTTACTAAGATGACGGTGAGCCGGTGGGTGAAGGACGGCGGGTTAGCTACTGATGGGAAGCAGCCTGCGAGAATTCACATCAAAGATTTCTGCGATTTCTACCACAAACATCTGTCCTACTTCCGGGAGGGTGGCGACGATAGCGAGATGAACCCGAGGGACCTCAAAGACCTGTATAACGGGTTGCTTGCTAAGCTTGAATATTATAAGCAGCGCAGCCGCTACTTAGACGCGCAAGAAGTGTTAGCGGAAGTCAAAGCCGAGTACGCTATGCTGCATAATCAGATAACCAAAAATTACGTTACGATGGTTAAAGACGTGGTTAGCATAAGCGACGAAAAAGAAGCCACGGAATACCTACAAAAGAACGCTGCTATGTTATGCGAGTCTCTAAGGCTCGCAGATGTGTTGCAAGAGAAGGTAGACGGTGCCATGCATGAGGAAGCTGAACTTGAGGAAGGGTTGAATGAGATTCAAGACAAGTTTGAAAAAAATACGGGAGGAGATATTTAAACCGCCTCAGTATGTTAGCCTAGTTGAGTGGCCTGAGAAATACAGGCGAGTCACAGGGAACAGCGAGTTCCTTGGTAACTGGAGCAACGATAATCAGCCGCTAGCCATCAAACCGATGCAGCTTATTCAGGACCCTTACATCACTCATGTATACGTCAAATATCCTGCACAGGTATGCAAAACGGCGATTCTGACGAATTTTGCAGGCTACCTTATCAGTGAGGAGCCTCAGAATTTTATCGTTGTGCATCCCAACAGCGCTCTTTCTAGGGATTTCTCAAAGAAAATCGATGACATGATTGACGACACGCCTAGACTTGCGGACATGATGAGGGGTAGGCCGAGGCGTGAAGCGCTTGATAACATGCAAGAGAAACGCGTGAATGGCATGGAACTCATAATGATTGCAGCCGGGAACGCGCAGAACCTGGCTGGCAGAACAGCGCCAAACGTGGCTATTGACGAGGTTGACGAGTTACAGGACGATAAGACACAGGGCGACAAGACAAAGGTCGTAGAAAACCGGACGAACAGTTTCAGACGCAAGAACATACTGTACACGTCGACGCCTCGAGGCACGAAAGAGACGTCCAAAATACACAATCTAGTGCTTAATAGCCTGCGCTATGAGCTACAAGTAGAGTGCCCTGATTGTGGGCACGCACAGCTTCTTGGCTGGGACAATGTGACATGGAAGGGCAAGGGTAGCGACGGCGATGACGAACCGTCTACAGCCGCCTATGCCTGCTCTGGGTGTGGGTCTTTATGGGATGATTGGCAGCGTAAGCAATCGCTAACTAAGGCATTTAGATCAGACAACTGGGTTGTCGTCAACCCTGACTACAAGAACAAAAAGAAGGTGAGCGTCACTGCCACGCAGCTTCACAATATACACTCATCGCTAGCTGATCTGGTATATGAGTTTCTGGAGGCAAAAGAGGCGGGACCAGCTCAGTTGGTGGCGTTTTTCAATACGAAAATGGCCACCGTGTTTGATCCTGATGTCATCCATGCTGATAACTGGCAGCGGTGTATGCAACGTAGGGAACGCTACGGTGCTGAGCTGATACCTAACGATATAGCGCTGATAACGACAGGCGCTGACGTGCAGGGGGATCGTATAGAGGTTACGGTTCTAGGGCATTACAGGGATGAGAAATGGGTAATAGAGAAACACATCATCCCATACTCGCCGTATGAACCTAAATCATGGTCTGAGTATTTAGCAACGACAAACAAAGTGTATACAAAAGAGGATGGCTCTAAAATCCAGGCCGTAATTAAAGCAATTGACAGCCGCTACGCCAGCCAGCAGGTCCACGAGTTCACTATGAAAAATGTAGCAAGAGGCCATATAGCTATTAAGGGCATAGCAGGCGACTCTAAGCAGTGGATTGATAGAACGAAAAAGCTGGCTCACGGTAACAAATTCTTCTATAACGTAGGTCAAAAGCTGATAAAAGATTGGGTTTTTTACACTATGTCAATACACGAATGCAAAGAGAAAGGCAAACGATTCATTCATCTTCCAGCGACGTTTGTGCAGGATGATTTGCAGCAAATATTTAGCGAGACGTACAACGTGCAGCGCGGTAGATACGAACAGACGCGAAAACGAAACGAGGGTTTAGATTGCCTAGTCTACGCGCTAGCTGCTGAGAAATTCCTCAAAACCAACTGGGACGCCTACGATGAGCGACTAAAAAATGAACATAGAAAAGATAGAAACAATAGTGAGCAACCTTGAGGACGCGCTAATTCTCATGACGGCGGGCAGCGGTGAGGTCAGCGTCAACGTCGAGGGGATGCAGATAACATACAGGTCGCTCACTGAGATTACGGACGCACTGACGCGATTTGAAGGGATGTTGAGGGCGGCAGAAATGCCGCGTGATATGAGGTTATTCTCATGAATGTATTAGATGCAACACGAGACTACTCGCGTCTGAACGCTACATATGTATCCACTGCATGTAACGCCATACGCCAACAGACAAGAGCGCTCTACTTCAAGTCGGAATTAGTGAAGCGATTTGTCAGTTTATACCACACAAATGTTCTAGGGGCCGATGGTTTCGGGTTTCAGTGTCGAGGCAGGTCACCTGACGGGACTCTAGACAAAGTGGGGAATAATAGAATAGAGGCCGCATACAAGAAGTGGGCTAAAAGTAGAGTCACGGTGACGGGGCGACAAAACCTGAAGGGCCTGCAGCAAAGCCTGATGCTTTCTGAGATAACAGACGGCGAGGCGCTAGTGTATCTGATACCACAAAGTGGCGGCGGGTATATGTTGCAGCATGTTGACGTAGACGCGATAGACACTGACCTGAATGGGACTAACGGCGACAACATGATTCTGGCAGGCGTAGAGGTGGATAGATATTACAGACCTCTATATTACTACCTGTTATCGAAAGATAGCCATGACCCCCGCGTCATTCTGTTCCCCGATAAGCAGTATCGGTTACGGGTTCCAGCAAGCAGATGCATCCATGTGTTTAAGCAGGAGTTTGTGAACCAGACTAGGGGCATCAGCAGGTTGCATACAGCAACGCAAGGGTTACAGAAAGTCAAAGAGTTTGTGGACGCCAGCCTAGACGCGGCAAAACTTGGCGCTAATCTGACTGGTTTTCTGAAGACAGTAGACCACGGCGGGCATATACCCGGCGATGATACAAACATACCACTAGAGCAAAAAATAAAATCGGGTACGTTTAAAGCGCTCCCATACGGGATTGAGCCTGAGTTTTTCAACAGCAACTACCCTAATCCAGCAGCCGGTACTTTCACTAAAGACCGCGCTGAGGAAGTGGCGCTTAGTCTAGGGCTATCATACAGTTCGCTTACAGGAGACTACAAGAGCACGACATTTGCTAACAGTAAATTCAACTCGCTGGCAGATAGGGAGTTCTATAAACAGGAGCAAAACTACTGGATTGAGTCGTTCTTAGAACAACTGTATGAAAGACAAGCACCAATGATAGTGCAACGCGCTGGGTTACCAGTCTCCAGAGTTGAGAAATTCTCTGACGTGGAGTTTATAGGTAAGCGCTGGCCGTTACTGGAGCCACTGAAAGATGTGATGGCAATCAAAGAGGAGTTAAAGCTTGGGTTGACACACCAACGCGCTGTGCTGAGGTCAAGAGGTGTCGATCCTGACGAGTTTTACGATGAATTGCAGCAACATATGGAGGACATGCGGCAACGCGGTATACCGACAGTATTCGAAACTGAGGCACTGAACAATAAACTACTGGAGGCTGAACTAGAGGGTACAGATGAAAACGATTAGTTATGAGAATTTCTATCTATCCACTGACGATGTAGTAGATAGAGGCGGCTACGCTATCAAACTGATGCACCACAATAACAGCATCAGCAACATGCAAGAGCTGCTAAGTAAAGGGTTGAATATTCTAGAAGGCCATGACCCATTAAGCCCAGCAGTAGGCAAAGTCACTAAGCTAGCAGTAGACGGGCGAGGGTTGAGTGCCTTTGAGGTCGCCCTATACAACACTGCTAAAGGTAGTGACGCATACGAAATGCTATCAGCAGGTTACGATAGCGTGAGCGTAGGTGTGACATTCGATGGGGATAATATAGAGCAGAGCGAAATAGAAATCGGTGGCGAGAGTAAACCGCTGTTCACGGTTAACAGGTTCAGCGTTGAAGAGGTTAGTCTGGTGGGCGTACCGGCTAACAAAAATGTTGGGGTGTTTAATGACGTGAAGGAAGGGAAAATAACGCTATCAGCAGTAGTACCTAGCAACAAACTAACACTAAACGCAAACATAGAAGGTAACAAAGAAATGACTATTGAAAAGAAAGCTGAGCAAGTTGATGTCAACAAAATCCGTAGCGAGGCCCTTGCTGCTGAGCGCGGTCGTATCAGCGAAATCGGCAAACTAGGTAAACAGGCGAACCAAGAGCAGTTAGCTGCCCAGGCTATTGATAGCGGTGCTACCGTTGAGCAATTTAACGCTAGTCTGGTAGCTGCCATGTTAGAAGCGCAGAGCAAACACGAACAAACCAAAAAAGAGGAACCTTTAAACGCTATGAATTTTCAATCAAATATTGCGATGGGCATGCCTACTCAAGCCGAACCCAAATTAAGCATCGCCGGCGCTTTGCGTGACGCTTATTACGGGCGTACTGATACCGAGAATTTCGCTAGGATTCAGAGAACAGATCATGGCATTTTACTGCCTTTTTCTGAGAATTTTGCTATGGATTCGACAGTTTCTGGGCGTGGACTAGAGTGGGTACGTGATGAGAATGGCGGGTTTGTCGAGGGATTGAATCCCACCTCCATCTTAAGCAACTTGAATGTCCGCCGCGAGACTACAGGTATTGCTGCAAACTATGATATTTACACTGACGGCTCCAGTCTGCCCACCGTTGTGCAGCACAATCGAGCTGACGGCGCTGTTACTGCATCCAATGCCAGCACTGATAAGGTTAGCATCGTGCCCGTAGGTTATGGCGCTGAAATCACCATGTATGCCAATTTCATGCAAGATACAGGCGGTGAACAAGCAGTACGTCGCCAACTGAATGAAGCATATGGCCAAGCGATGGATAACGCGCTGATTTCTATGTTGAACACAGCCGCTGCGGCTTCCGGCAATGAGACCCCCGACTGGACTTTAGGCGCGCCTACCTATGATCAGGCTCGCACTGTCCTCAAGCTGCTCACATCTAAAAACGTAAACCGCAGAATGGTTACTACGCTTATGAGCGGTGAACTTTACGATGAGTTGGAAGCCACGGAACGATTTGCCGGAACTGGCATGACCGTTGTTCGTGACGGTCGCTTTTTAGGCCGCCCTGTAGTTGATTCTAACATCGTAGCTGATGATAGCATCTATGCGTTTGACGCCAGTAAAATCGTTGTTGTTAATTTCGGTGCTGGCTTGAGCTTGAAGATTGATGATACTATTTTGCATCAGCAGGGCGCGGTTAAGATCAAAGCCTACCTTCAAATGGGTATGGGCGTTATCTATAGTGACGCTGTAGCGCGTGGTCATGGTGTCTAATCATGAGTTTACAACAGCATGTTGATGCTGTTTTTGGTGGGGACCTAGCGGTCCCCGCTACCTATACGAGCAGCGGAAACGACACAAATATACGAGTAGTATATAGAAAAAACGTTGAGCTATTGGCAGGTAACGCTATCGCTCGCGTAGACTACGCAAAAATTCGCGTCTCTGAGGTACCCGAGCCGAAACGCGGGGATATTGTGACTATTGGCAGTGAGGTGCGGCGAGTCGTGGAGGTTAACGGTAGCGGTACCTATTTGTGGGAGTTGATGCTACGATGATTAATACCATCATAACACGAGTTAGATCGATTCCTGGGGTCACGCTGTATGAGAACGAGGAGCAGGTGTTGCAGGATGCGATGACAGGCCTTACAGACGTAGCTATTGTGCTTGAGGTAGAGGAGTACAACAGTGTGCCTAGCACCACGGAAATCACTGATCATTTTCATCGGTACGACGTAACACTGGTTTTCACACTGCATTGTTTCGGCGATGCTCAGGACGGGGAGTATCTGGCTAGGTGTGAGATGATGCGTAACCTGGTGAGGCTCAACATGGATTTATCTAAGTTGTTTGGGACATCCAAGATAATGCCAACCAGGACTGCATATGAGTGGTTAAACACTGATTCGGTAGCTAAAACTAGCATCAGTTTCGAATGTAAAATTTATGAGAAGTGGAGCATACAATGATAGCCCAAGGTTCGCAAACAAGAATATCATTCATTGATGAGGTGACGCCAGGCACTACGCCAGCCACGCCAGCAATGCAGGAAATCAGCATCGTTTCATTCAGCTTAGGCACCGAACGAGATACAATAGAGGATGACTCTATCCAATCAAACAGGCAGCCTTTAGAGGCCCGCACTGGTAACAATAACATCACTGGCCAGATCGTTTTTAAGCTGCGCCATGGTGCCTATAACTCGTTTTTTGAGTCGTTTTTCGCGTCTACTTTCAGCGGCGGGGAGCTTACAGTAGGAAGCACCAAGAAGACGTTAACCATCGAGCAAGCGCACACGGACATAAGCCAATATCTGATTTACCGTGGCGTAGTGGCTACAAGCATGAGTATTGCTATCGATGATGCGAGCACTATTAACGTCACTATGGATCTTTTGGCGTTGTCTGAGACAT